GTTCTACCTTTGTTTCTTTTACAACATCTTGCTCAGGTTTAAAACCTCTAAAATCCCAAACTGATTTATTTGTTTCATAATCTAACTCACTTCTAATGATTGTTTTGTTACCTTTTTTAAGAGTAACCATCTTCTCATTTGATAATACTAATTTTACCATTTTATTCTCCTTGTATTAGTTGCGAGGGCAGTTTCCCACCCTCACAAAGTATCCAATTATTATTGGATTGATGAATCGTAATGTAACTCAAGACCATATGAATCATGGATTTCTCCAACACCATATACTGAAGTAGCAACGATTTCGTCTGCTCTAAGAGAAGCATCTCTTTGAGTTTCGATTTTAACATCTTGCATCATAGCGATTGCTAATGCGTCTTTATGGAACGCACCACCTTTGTAATCACCAGCTGTTCCTGTGTTTGACATATTTGAAGTTTCAAATATTGGCATACCAGCAAGAGTACCAACAAAACCTGATCTTAGGGCTTCGTTTGAGTTCTCTGTATCTAAACCAGCAAAAGTATTAGTTAAGCCAGATTTTAGATCGTAAGCGATTTTAGGGTGTAACACAACTGCACATTCGTTAGCTGGTAATGAATTTGCTCTTAAAGTAGATAGAGCATTAAAAATTACAGCTGGAGAAATAGCAGTAGTACCATCTCCTAATGCAGTTGAAAAGAAATCAAATCTTCCTATTAAATCTGCATCTTGTTTTCTAGCTAATGCTTCTCCAAACAATTTACCAATGTCTCCAGCAACATTTCTAGGTGCTGAATTTCTTGCTAAGTCTGTTAGAGTAGTCATAACACCAACCTCAGATGCAGTAATAGTTACTGAACTTGGGTCGATTGCTGTGTTAGAAAGATCAGTTGCTTCTGCTACTGCTGATGCTGATACTTGTGCATAAACAGGAACTTCAACTGCTTTTCCACCACCCGTGATAGCATAGTTTTTAACTAAGTTTCTCATGATGGATTTTTCAGATGCTACGAATTGAGCCTCTGCTACTATCTCTGTGTATAGTTCCGATAGAGTAGAACTTGTGCTTTCGTTTGCCATTTTATTATCCTATTAAGGTTATTTTGTTAGATTAATCTCAACAGCACCTGAATCTCGTTTCTTCCTATATTCTGCATAGGCTTTACGATCTTCTGGCTTTGTTAAGTCCAAGTCCTGTAGATTAAAAGGTTTAACAGTTTTACCACCAATAGCACTCTGGCTTCCTGAACCAGACAGAGACCCTTGACGGAAGTGTGGGTTGCTATCTAAGAACTCCTTAACTCGATCTTCAATTGTAAGTAGTTCTCCTTGTGCGTTATATCGTACATTAGAATTATTATCAACTATTTCTATACGACCATCATCTGTGTACTTAACTTCATCTTTTAGTAAAGCAACAACTTGTGCTGGGCTAATAGCTTTGTGTGAAGATGCAACAGATAGTATTGAATTATCTACTTTTTCTTTTTTAATCTGATCTTTAACTCTTTGTAACTCTGAGTCTTTTTCAGATAATCTTTCTTGCATAATCTTTTCTAAGTCTTGCTTAGTCTTAGCTTCTTTAAGCTGTTCTTGTTTTAAGATTTCTTGTTTTTGCTTTTCTTCTTCTTGCAGTTTCTTTTCGTATTTAGATTTCTCTGCTTCAAGTCTTGTTTTGATTATGTTGTCTAATTGTTCTTGAGTGAAAGTTTGTTGCTTTGGTGCATCTACTTTTACTTCTTCTTTTGTTGTTTCTGCTTGTTCGTTATTCGGCTGAACTGCCTCTGTTTCTTGCGTCATAAGACTCCTATTGGTTAATTGGTATCCTTTATCACTTGTTTATAATTAAATCAATATCTCTGGGTCATTTGGGTCATAGCCCAAAAAGTCATTTAATTCCTTTAAAGATATAGGTTTATTTGATTGTATTGATTGTTCTAAAATATTTTTTAGTTCTTCTCTTGCGTCATCAGATAAAAGAACTGTATCTATATCGTATTCTTCTCCATATTTATCAATATAATTTGATAATATTTGCTCTAATTCCATTATAATAATTTACTCCTTTCCATTATTTCATCAAAAATTTTAGTTGTGTTTGGTGCAAAATAATTCATTAATTTTATATATGCTTCTTTGTTTTTTGTATTTGAAAGTGCAGTATATTGAGCAAATGCTTCAGTTGAATGAAGATAAGTAACATCTCCATAACCTCTGGCTTTTGTTTGAGTTCTAAATGCTTTTTTGTAATATGCACGAGTATGACCATATCCGATAGTGTTATCAGAAATAGAACCTACATAATCTGCAAATTTACCTTGAAATGATTTTGTTTGTCCATAAAATTGTCTTACACTTAATTCTGATGTAGAGCCATTTGCCAAAGTATATTTTTTGTATTTGCCATATTGAGAGAATATAACTTTATGTTTAATTCCTAAAATAAAGTCTAATGTTGCATCTTCCATTGGGTCATAAATAATATTTTTTTCTGACAGTAATGCTTTGACTTCATCTAATTCTAAAGGAAATTCTTTAGATTTAATAATATCCTCTACATATTTATTTTGAATCATAACTTTTTCTGTTAAATTCGCTGATTTACTTCTTCTTTTTAATAAATCTAATTTATCATTAACATAAGCTGGTAATGATTTTTTTAAATTGTCTGTAATTAATTTTCTGTCAGCCATAATTTCTTGCTGTGCAATGTTACTTATTTGTAATCCTTTTGGATTTTTAGAAGTATCTAAAACATCATCAATTAGTTTGGTTGTTCTTATTGTTTTATTTGCATTGGGTATAAATTTTTCTGCTAATTTTCTATCTGCACTTAATATTGTTGCTATATTATGATCTATCTTGTGTCCAAATTCATGTGTAAATGTTCTTAGTGTAGCTAAATTTTCCATGTCTAAATTAGACATAGCAATCTCTCCTGTCGATGGTTGAAAATATGCACCATTTTTAACTTTTTTTATTGGTGGTAATTTAGGAACTTTATTAATCATTCTAGTAAAGTTTGTAGCAACAGTTCCAAATGCTAATGGTAGATATTTCTTTTCTTCTGATGAAGTATCTCCAAATATAGATTGTGTTGGTTTTGTATCTTGTTTAGATTCAATTAAAGATTCTGTTTCATCTCCATCTTCCTCATACCAATCAGGATTAACATAACTGAATTGATGCCTACAATTATAACCACCTCTTACGATTAATGGATTACCACCTTTTTTACCTGACCAACTTCTGCTAGACCAAATGTCTTGTATTTCTTCTATTGTAAATAATCCATTGGCTCGTTTGTCCAGACTTCCACTTACCATTCTTCTACAAATATCTCTTGTAGTTGGTATGACATCTCCATAATATTTTACATAAGTAAGTCCAGCATCTTTAGACTTATTAAAGTTTAATGTTGCATCAAAATCTCTTAATGAGTCGTTTAGTATTTGACCAGCATATCTTTTCATATTCTCGCCAACTCTTGTACTTGCATATTTACTTTGAAGTATCTTAACTGCACTATCTACTCTTGAGGCTAATGCTGGATTATCTCTATTGTTTTTTACATAATCTACTAATCTATTTACTGCTGGGTCGCTTGAAGTTGCATAGATTCCATTGATAGACTCCCTTAATTCTTTCTCTAGTACAGTAAATTCAGTTCCAACTAATGTATTCTGATAAACCTTATCTGATAATATCCTTGTGAAGTTGTTAGATACATCTTTAAATTGTGTGTAATATTGTTGTTTAAGATTCTTAACTAAAGCTAAATCTCCCTTAGTAAGTTCTTGAAATTCAGGTGGTATAAGTCCAATAGTCTTAAACTGTCTTTCAACTCTTTTAGCTTGTTCCCCAAAACCTTTTCTAACTACTCTGTCTGCAAATGGTAAATATTCTTTATCAAGTATTGCTTTAATCTTTGGTCTAATTGCTACTGCACTCTGTAACTCAATTAATTTACCAGCTTGTCTTGGAAGTTGTTGATCTGCTAATGATACGATCTGTGCTTCTATTCTATCAAGTGTTTGGGTTAATTGTTTATAGTATTCTATCTCGGCTCTTTCGATACCTTTAATTCGATAATTCGTTAAGTCTTTGACTATATCTGACATTCATTAAATTTCTTCTTCAGCTACTGTTTCTTGTTGTACTTCGTCTTGTGTGAACTGACCTACTTCTGCTTTTGCATCAATCTCATCAAAGATTTCGTTTAACTTCTCATCATCATCAACAACTGCTCTAGCAATTTCTTTATCAACTTCTTTAGCAAATGTAGATGAACCAATATCAAGTGCTTTAGCTTGTTGGAAGTACATAAGATCACTTGCATAATCTCTAATGTTAAATGAATCAGGATAATTAATTTCTCCATCAAATGTAGTGTCTTGGAATAAAGCATATAATCTAAATAGTTGTTCTTCTGCTATTTGTAAGTTGTCAGCTTTTTCTGATAGTCTAGCATTTAATAATTCAAATTCTGTTTGTAGTGCAACACCAGATGTTATTCCTGTCTTTTGAGTTCTAACAGCACCCGTATGTGCAATTCTATTTATAGAATCTACTTTGTTATTTATAGACTCCATAATAGCTTGTAAGTTCTGGCCAGATGGTTGTAGTAAATATGGTTTTAAGTTTGGCTCAAGTTCATCAGGCATTTCAATAACTGCACCAGCACCAGCACTTGCATTTACACTTGGAGTTTTAACTAATGATGGGTGGTTAGTTAATCTGATTAATTGTTCCATCTCAGAGTATTCGTTATAAATAGATTTTTGTAGATCAGCTATGTCAGTTAAATCTGATTGACCTATTCCTCTTTTGTGTGATTTAGAATTATATAAAATTACTGCTGGTATTTTACCAATCATATTTGGAACACTATCAATTAATCTAGGTTCTTCTCTTTCTTCCATGTAGATAGTATCTATTCTATCAGGATACCAAATTCTCATGTATGTTCCACCATTACGATCTACTTCTTCTCTGATTTTTAAATAGTTAAGTTCGTACTTACCATTAACTTGTCTTTCAAAGTTCCAATCTAAAACATTCTCTGGAGTAACGATTGATAAGTATGGTCTAATATCTTGATCTAATTCTTCTGCTCTAGTGTTAGTAGCAATATTAGGCTTGTCTAATACCATGAAACAATGACCATAAATAGAAGCATAGTTTTGTGCTTGTTTAATTACTGCGTTTAAATTGTTACCCTCTAAATCAGCATCTTTTAAAAAGTTTTGTAATGATGGTTCAT